TACTCTACAGTCCTTGCAGAAGCAGCTATAAGATTTCAGGCAGAAACAATGTCAGAAACATTTCCTGCGTTTGGCCCTGTAAAAACTAAAATTATGGGTGACGAGACAAAAGAAAAAGAAGAAGCTGCTGCCCGTGTAAAAGCAGATATGAACTTCCAACTTACAGAGAATATGGTTGAGTACAGACCTGAACATGAAAGATTATTATATAGCCTTGGTTTGTCAGGTTCTGCATTTAAAAAAGTTTACTATGATCCAAATATGGGCAGGCAGATGGCTGTGTATATACCAGCGGAAGACGTAATAATACCTTATGGTGCGTCCCACATAGAAACAGCAGAGCGTGTTACGCACGTAATGCGTAAGACTAAGAATGAGCTTAAGAAACTACAGGCTAACAAGTTTTACCGTGAAGTAGAAGACTTGGGCGAACCGAAGATGTTCTACTCTGATATAGAAGAGCGTAAAGCAGAAGAAGGTGGTTACTCTCTTACAGACGACTATAGATATACTGTGTATGAAGTACACGCAGATATAGTTATTGAAGGTATTGACGATAGCGATGATGACATAGCAAAGCCGTACATAGTGACTATAGAAAGAGGTACAGGTAAAGTATTATCTATACGTAGAAATTGGAACCCTGATGATGAGTTAAAGTTAAAAAGACAACACTTTGTACATTATGTATATGTACCGGGATTTGGGTTTTATGGTTTGGGGCTTATTCACATTATAGGTGGATATGCTCGTGCAGGTACATCCTTGATACGTCAGCTTGTCGATGCAGGAACTCTCGCTAATCTCCCAGGCGGGTTGAAATCACGTGGGTTGCGTATCAAGGGTGACGATGCTCCTATAGAACCTGGGGAGTTTAAAGATGTAGACGTTCCGTCTGGCAGTATACGTGATAATATAATGCCGCTTCCATACAAGGAGCCAAGTCAGACTCTGTTATCTTTACTGGATAAAATTACTCAGGAAGGTAGAAGACTGGGAGCTATCAGTGATATGAACATATCAGATATGTCAGCAAATGCTCCTGTTGGAACTACGTTGGCATTATTAGAGCGTACCTTAAAACCTATGGCAGCTGTACAGGCACGTGTTCATTATGCCATGAAACAGGAGTTTAAGCTCTTAAAGAAAATAATAGCCGAGTACGCAGACGCAGAATATACCTACCAGCCTCAAAGAGGAGAAGTTGGGGCAAAGCAATCAGACTATATGATGGTAGATGTCATACCAGTCAGTGATCCTAATAGCTCTACAATGGCTCAAAGGGTTGTACAGTATCAGGCTGTATTACAAATGTCTCAGTCTGCACCGCAGATATACGATTTACCACAGCTTCATAGACAGATGATAGAAGTATTGGGCGTTAAGAACGCTGACAAACTTGTACCGACAAAAGAGGATATCAAACCAGCTGACCCAATAAGTGAGAATATGAATGCACTTGTTGGTAAACCGATGAGAGCATTTATCTATCAGGATCACGATGCTCACATTGCAACTCACATGGCGTTCATGCAAGACCCGATGGTGGCACAGCTTATAGGGCAAAACCCGCAGGCAAAACAGATTATGGCGTCCTTGCAGGCACATATAGCTGAGCATCTAGGGTTTAATTATCGTAAACAAATGGAAGAAAAGCTAGGAGCTCCGTTACCACCACCAAATGAAGAGTTACCTGAAGAAGTTGAGGTTAACCTTGCTCGTTTAGTTGCTGACGCAGGTAAACAACTTACACAGGAACATCAACAAGAGGCAGCACAGCGAGCAGCACAGGCAAAAGCTCAAGACCCGATTGTACAGATGCAACAGCAGGAGTTAAAATTAAAAGCAGCTGAAGTACAAAGAAAGTCACAGAAAGATGCTGTTGATGCTCAGTTAAAAGCTGCTGAACTGCAAAGAAAAACTGTAAAAGATAAAGCAGATATTCAAATGGATCAGGCAGAATTAACTATGGATGCTAAAAAAGAAAAAGCAAAGATGAAAGAAGATAAGAGAAGAGATAACCTAAAAACAGGCATGGAACTGTTAGAACGTTATGGAAAAAAACCAACAGATAAAAAAGGATAACAATGAATAGACCTACAACCGTCTTTGACGTGCTTACATTACAAATAGAAGAACAGAAAAATGCTTCTATAAAGTTTCTTATGACAGGGGGGCCGAAAGACTTCTCTCAATATAAGGAAGTTACTGGCTTGATACGGGGTTTCGAGACTAGTATTTCAATTATAAAAGAACTCCAGCGTAACCAAGAGGAAAATGATGACTAAACCAGATTTACAACAAATCAATGTGTCTGACAAAGACATAGACTTGCAACTACCTAAGCCTGTGGGTTACAGGATATTGGTAGCACTACCAAAAGTAGAAGATAAGTATGAAGGTACGGAACTTCTAAAAACAGATAAAGAAAAGCATTTTGAAAATGTAATGTCTATTATAGGAGCCGTCATTGATATAGGTGAGCAGGCTTATAGTGACAAAGAACGCTTTCCTACAGGAGCATGGTGTAAGCAAGGAGACTATGTAATGTTTCGTGCTAACACAGGTACAAGATTTAAAGTTAATGGAAACGAGTATCGTCTCATGAACGATGATTCTATAGAAGCTGTTATAGATGATCCTCGTGGCATACAGAAAGCGTAGGAGAGTATAATGGCATTTGAAAAAGTAGAATATTCATTCCCAGATGAAGAAAATAAAAAAACAGATATTGAGGTTGAGAAGTCTAGTGCTATCGAAGTTGACTTATCAGGAAAACAAACAGCAGAGAAGCCTAAAGATAAAGGTGAGCCCGCAGATAGTAAGGCTAGCAATCAAGATGACATGGAGATCGAAGTCGTTGACGATACACCAAAAGCTGACAGAAACCGTAAGGTATCTGAGCCACCTGCGGATGTAACAGATGAAGAATTAGGGGAGTACTCTGAAAAGGTTAGGACTAGAATTAAACATTTTAGTAAAGGCTACCATGATGAAAGACGTGCTAAGGAAACGGCAGAGCGTGAAAAAAATGAATTAGAGCGTTTTTCTCAACATCTTGTGGAAGAAAATAAAAAATTAAAAGGGGCTGTAGATAAGAATCAAACAGTTTTGCTTGAGCAAGCTAAAAAAGTTACTGAAAAAGAACTAGAGTCAGCTAAAAAAGCTTATAAAGAAGCATATGATGCTGGAGACTCAGATGCAGTGCTTGCAGCACAAGAAACGTTAACTTCTGCTAAGATTAAAGCTGATAAGCTAGAAAATTTTAAAGTTCCTCCTTTACAGGAAGAAAATACTCCTGTAGAACAGAAGAAAGAACCCGCTCCAGCGATGGATGCACGAACAAAAGAATGGGCAGATTCCAACACTTGGTTCGGCACTGATGATGAGATGACAAGTCTTGCGTTGGGGTTGCATAACAAACTTGTCAAACAAAAAGGGCAAGAATTTGCCAAAACTGAAGAGTACTATGAAGCCATAGACACTCGGATGCGACAAATATTTCCTAATTATTTTGGGAAAGAAGAACCAAAGGAGGTAGAAAAGTCTAAGCGAAGTCCAGATGTGGTTGCACCCGCTACACGGAGCACAGCCCCTAAAAAGGT